TTAACATGAACCTTAGTTCCTTTACCATGAACGAATGCCATTACCTTCTACTCCTTCTTCTTCTACTTCTTCTCATTCTACCACCACGCCTTGAGCCACCACCAGAACCATAACTTCCTTTACCCACTATTCTTCTTCCATTGCTTTAGATTCATCAAGTACAATGCCTTGCATAATGAGCCACTTAAAACTTTTTCCCATTTGTTCTTTTGTAATAGAGTCTCCGACTTCATATCGTTTCTTACCGACATCAATTCCACTCTGTACTATATATTTCATGCTATTACCTCTACTGTAAACTCACAACCTAAGTAGTCTATGTTGTTTATACTATACACTCCATAGTTGTCTGCTTCTACTACTCTAGCAGAGTTTGCCACGCCACCTAGTGTTACATCGGATTCTATTTGAGTTTTCACAGAACTCGAACCACTAGAAGCGAGAAATCCATCTAAGGTATCTTGAGCATCTTGAGCATCAACTCTACTGACATAAAGAAAAACTGGAATGGTGTAAGTGTCTGCACCACGAGCCATTGCTGTATCATATTCAATACTATCTACAACACCAACAACTGCTGTTGGTGGTTCAATACTATCTGGAACAAAACCAAAAACAGTAAGTGTAGATATGTTTCCTAAGTTAGTTGCTATTCCAGACCTTATCGATGATAAAGATGCCATTATCTTCCCTTCCTAAATTGTCTCTCAATTTGTTTGGTTGCTACTTGTAATAATACTTTATTTTCATTCTTTGCATCTCTTACTCCCATTTTTAAAAATGGAACTATTGGAGTACCCTTTTGTGCAATCGAGTTAGCAACTACATAAGGATTCATGCCATGTCTCTTTGCCCAACCTGTAAGAGCTTTGACTGGTGGGAAATGTGGTCTTGTTCTGTTGAATGGTTCTGACATTCTAAATCTTTTCTTTGGATTGCCATGTACAAATGATGCATGTTTAGCTGTGGCAAAAACTTTTGTTTTGTTTGGTATTCTACCTTGAGATTTGACTCTTGTGTATTTAATACTTCTTCTTAATGCACCTGTATCAACTGGAGCATGTTCTTTTGATTTTTCTTTTATAACTTTACCATAGGCATTGAGATAATTACGAAGTGGTGTCATCATAAGGTTGTTACCTTTGAGTCTTTTTCTTAAACTCTCTGCACCAGTAATCTTTATTTCAATACCAGTTTCTGCCATTAGAGTTTGTTCTTGATGTAACCTTTAATGAGTTCTCTTGCATCTGGGTCAAACTTGTTAAACAGTTCTATCTTTCCAGTTTGCTCGTTACCAAGAATATTGAATGGTGCATCTTTTCTTTTGAATAGTCTTAACCCTTGAATTAGAGTTGCTTGTTTGATTGATTTCGGAACAGCACTATATCCAAACTGTGCTGTAATTTTTACATTTTTAACTATCGTTGGGTCGAATCTCTCTGAGCTTCTGGTATCAAGTATTGCAATCTCAGTGATTGGTGCAAACTCTTCTCCATCAACTTGATTACCTGCATCTATTGGTTTCAGATAAAAGTCTGTATCTATTGTTAGAGTCTTATCGTATGAACCATCATCTGTTGTATCAAGTTGCACGACTAAACCACTTGGTGTAGATATATCTGGTACTTCTAGGAATATTACATTTACTGGAGTAAAGAACTTTGATTCAGAACTTGTCTGATAAAAGAATCTGCCAGTTATTGCATCTATCTGCCTACTTGCACCATTTATAGCATTCTCCAAGTTGGTGTCTTGTCCAGAACCACTCAACCCAATGTAGCTTTTAAGTTCGGCTAGAGTAGTATATCCATTTACTACTGCCATTTAGTTTTACTTACCTTTATTCTCTTTTGGAGCTTTTGCTTTTGTAGCAACTATGTTTAATGCTTTGTAATCTGCATCAGACATCTCTTGACCTTTTTTCCCCATGAGCTTACCTTTTGCCCAACCTTTAGGAAGTCCACCAGTTGTCTCTACACATTCTCCAGCATCATTCATATAAATATCTTTTTTTAATTCCATTTTTTCCTCTCCGACTATTGAGCCACCATACGAATGATGGCTCATAATAGCCATATCTAATATTTTAGATGTTTGTTATGGAACAGAATGCAGTTGGTCTATAAACTGGGAATCCCAATCTGACTGTTGCCTTCATAACCATAATATCTTTTACAAAGTTCTCATCGTGTGAATCAGACATTGCAATTTCCATACCTTGTCTTGCGACTATATGACATGCTTGTCCACCACCGAATACACCAACTATTGCAGTACCTGCTGGTCTTGTTGTATCAAGAACTACTGGCAATCCCCAAAGGGTTGCACCGACAGCTCCACCGAACTCTCCTGCACCAACAAATAATGGATTCAAAGAACCACTTGTTGTTACTGCATTAACTTCGGTTACAACTTGATACCAGTCAGCTGGGTTCATTATGATAGCATCTGGATTCAAGAACGAATCTTTTTGAATCTCAATGATTGCTTCATAAATTTGTCCAATTCTCTTAAGGTTTCCACCGAATGAGCTGAAATCAAATGTATTGATTCCAGAAACATTCAATAGACCAGTTAAGTTTGAACCAGAACCAGAACCTGCTAAAAGCTGGTCTGTTACAGCTAGTTGAACCATTGTTTGTAATCTTGAGTCAAGATAACCCTGTACTGCTGATACATCAGCAAGTAACTCTTCAGTAACTGGTAAGAATGAACCAATTTTTCTAATGTTCTCTGTTTTTTCAGTAAATGCTAATGCATTTTCTCCAAGAGCTGAACCTTCAGCTGTTGCACCAGAGTTGTTAGTAAATGTGGATTCTTCAAGGTACTTATATTGAAACTGGTCAGTATTGATAGTATCAATTAAGTCCAAGACATTCTGTGGGTTTCTGACAGCAGTTGGAACTACTAAGTCAGACCTTGTTACTGCTGGTGGGTATCCCGATTCTGTAAGAGTTGTTTTAAACTCATACTTCGGATTCCACTTTAACTCAGAAGTAATGTTTTTTTGACCAGAGTCCATATATGCTTTATAAGCATTTGACTCTACTAATTGTTCTCCAACAGTTTTCACTGGGTCATTAGCTTTAACTGCTTCAGTATGTATTGCCTTTGGCTCTACTGCTTTACCAGCTTCAAGCTCTGTTTCCATAGCTTTTCTCTCGGATTCAATTTTGGTGGCTTCTTTTACTTGTGTAACAAGTTCTGCCATCTTCTCATTTCTTTTAGCCCACTCTTCTTTTTTCTCGGAATCGAAATCAACTGCTTCGAATTCTTTGTACTCACTAAGAGTGTTCTCTCTGAGTTCATGGAGTTCCTTCTTTAGCTCATCTAATTTTGGCATAAAGTATTTCTCCTATATTTCTGGGTCATAGCTCTCAGCTAAAACCCTATTTGTTTCCAACAATAATGTCGTATCATCAATTTCATCTTCTTCTTCGACCTTCAGAACTTCTGGAGCGCCTACATCAATGTAAGTGCTTAAGTCTTGGTATGCTTCTTGCAAAGCATCTGAAAGCTCCATAAGTAGATTTGTTGAATTATCCGACAATGTTTTTTCTTTTTTGAGTCTCAAAGCTGTTAGCTCTTTGAACCTCTTTAGAAGAGCAGACAAATTAGTAAGTAATTGGTCTGTCTCATTTGTTAAAGTTAAACCAGAAGTTTCTTCTGACTTTTCTTTGACACCTACTGTATATGTATTTTGATTAGCTCCCACGAGAACTGGGCTAACTTCCCATACTTTTAATTCATTTAAGAATCTTGCTTCTGTATCCATACCATCTTTTGTAAAAGTTCCATTCTCACTATCAACAACTTCATATCCGAATGACCATTGTTGTAAGTCTCCCATAGCTTTTACTGTTTCGAATGCATCACGACCATCTTGAGTATCCATGATGAATTGACCTTTAAACTTTGCCTTCTCTCCATCTTGAACAATCTCTCCACGACCTATTGGTTTTTTCCAATCATGCGCCCATACCATTGCTACGCCAGACTCTCCATATCCAGACTTGATTGAGTTAGGCATTACAACATCGCCATCTGAATCAATTTCATTGAACACTGAGAATACAGCTTCTACTTTACCTTCCACTTCATTAGTGGTAGTTATGTCTATTGTTTTAGACTCTAATTTTTCTCTATCCATTTTTATATCCTTCTCTCGTGATAAATCAAAGTACATCGACAGTTTATCACTTCTCCAGCTAAAGCACCATATTTAGAGTCAGAAGGATAATCCATACGACTACCACCTATAATAAACTGTTCTTCTTTATTTATCTCAGTTCCATCAGCAATTATGTGTGAGTTCCTAACTGAGCCATCTCTTTGAGTTAGCCACTCTTTTGTTAGAAGTAAACCAGTTTGACTTGCTGATTGCTCCATTGCAAAGTTTGATAATGCTGAACCTTCTGTTCTAGCAATGCCCATAGCTCTGCCTAAGTTTTTCTTACCAATAACTTCAGATATGTTTTTTCTAATAAAGTCATCTGCCTTTTTACCTGTTAGACCTTGTTTAGATACTTCATCAAAACTTTTTCTCAAAGCTCTGTTCAAGTTTGTTTTAGCTGTCTTACTCATATCTGGTAAGTTTGCATCTAATCTGTTTTGTACAAATGCTTTTGCTTCTCTATCAAACGCAGTTCTGTTTACTGGTAATCTAGCTCCACCCCTTCTTCTTGGATAGAAACCATCTTCTACT